GGGTCTCCCCCCTTACTTCTAGCACAAGGATTAGGTTTAAAATGGCTCAACGGTCCAGGAAGAATATTGTCCGTTATGGTGGCTGGAACGCCGGTACCTTGAACGGTAGCGTCGCTCTAGAACCCATTTATAACGGGCAACATTCCTGCACTGATGAAGTTCATCCCGGTCCTCCTTATAGAACTGGTGGTCCTCTTCTTATTCAGAAGAAAAAGGTGTTCTTACACCGGACTGCCAACTTCTCTTCGCGCACTCTCTTTACCCCCGTACAAGCTTATTCGGGGCACATGTGTGTTCTCGCATATGTGCCTTCGCCTGAGCCTACACCGCTATCACTAGCGGGTTGGGGGTCAAAGGGTTGGAACCGTGCGTTCCCAGTCCACCCAATTTATAACTTGGGTGTTTCCCTTGCTGAAGTGAGAGACGTTCCACGTATGATTACTCAAACGTGGCGTTTCTTCAACAGTATACGGGGTATTTCGCTTTCGCGAGTCCCACGTAATATTGCTGAAGCTATTCACTTTTTTAAGAGAACGACCCGCAATTCTGCGGATGACTACCTAAACCTGCAGTTCGGCTGGGTTCCCTTCCTTCAAGATCTTGAGTTCATACTAAGTATGCAACGCAAGCTCGAGAAAAAGTTAGCCTGGCTAAAGAAGCACAATGGGAAATCATTCCGTAGAAAGTTCGAGATGGATAAGACCGAATTTAGTGAAGATATTGCGAGGTTAATCCCTCCATATCAGACGCTAAGGCCGATCTTAACTACAGAACTTTATGCGGGGTCTGGACTGCTCGTTAATGCCCAAATCCCAATTCAGAAGACATACAATCATCGTATTTGGTTTTCTTCCAAATGGAGGATGTATATCCCTGAATTGGCCAACCATGGAACGAGTCATAGACTCAATTTTTCCTTGCTTGGTCTCGACCTAGACCCGTCTGTTGTGTATAAAGCAACACCGTGGTCTTGGTTGTTAGATTGGTTTGTTAACGTGGGCGCGATTTTACAGAACATCTATCTCCGAGCCCGTTACCATGTCGTTGCCGAATACGCTTATGTTATGTGTCGCGAAAGCTTCACATACCAGGCGCCCGGCTATACCAGCGTGAATACTGGTAGACAGGTTTTTGGTCCCGGATCTACGGTGATCTGGACTGGTAAACCTCTTAGCCTGTCGGGCGTGAGCTCAACAGTCTACGAATTTCGCCAGAGGGAGGAAGCGAACCCTTACGGGTTCGGGATTACTTTTTCGTCTTTATCGACGTATCAGTGGTCCATCCTTGCTGCTCTAGGACTATCTCGGCGAAGTAAACATTCTTCGCCTAGGTCGTAGTAAGACAGATATGAGATCTGTCCAACAACAAGAAAAGGATCTACCATGTTCTCTGACCCCATCTCTATTTCCGTAGGGCAAACCAATGCCATTACGGGAGGGACCGCGAAGTCTATGGCCCGAATCCGGACCGATGGATATGCGGCGGAGTATTCGACGACGGACGCCCTCTATACGGCGAAAATCACGCATACGCGTGGTTCTCGTACTCGTTCGGAGGCTCGTCTCGACTTCTTTACTCCGTTCACAGATCCGTCGACCGGTCTGACCAAAACTGTGTCGGCTAGCGCATATGTTGTGTTGAATCGCCCTCCGGCTGGCTTTACTACTGCCAACTTGACGGATATTCTGACAGGCATTTGCGGCTATATGTCGCAGTCGGCCAACTTGACGAAATTCCTGGCGCTCGAGTCGTAACCTCTTGGTTACTCTCACTTGCGCCTTCGTCAAGTGGACGGACATCGTTGATTGCGTCCACCATAAGGTGGACGCAGTCATGGAACATGTTAGGCTATGGATTGAAATCTTCCTTTAACTAAAGGAAACTCAATGAAAAGCCTAGATATCCTTCTTGGACTACTCGATGAAGCACATTTTAAGACTTGTGCTAGCATGGAGCGCGATAAGATTACAATTTTATCGCGTTACGAAAACGAAGGTGAATCCTTTTTAGGAATTACCCTTCCTCAATTCTCTGAATGGCTTGAAGAAAGCCTACAACAGGGATTTGTGGCGTCCTGGATTTTTGCAAGGTTTCGTAAGAGACCTAAACGAAAATCAGTCTTACCATGCTTTTTACATGGGTTGACGCGACGTGTTTTCGATGAGAAGACTGGAGCGATTTTGGCGCAACCAGACTCGCTTTCCGTTGATGTTATACGGAAGATCTGCCTCTGGTATAAAAAGGTTTTTGAGGTCTGTGATCCTTCTCGGGATCGCAAAGCCAAAGAGACATATCGGAGTGTAGACGACAGTCTTCGCAGACTGCCAAAGTTCCCACAAGAGAAGGTCTTCTATTTGAACGCTGTCTGTCGACGGTTTTTTCCGAAGATGGAGAGCGCTTTTTTGAAGGCTATCGATGATGAATCGATACTACCACGACACGGCCCGGGTGCTACTGCCGATAAGGCATGGGCAAACGAGAAATATCGTGGTCGCGACTTTTATGGGAGGTGGAACGATATCCTGAGCTGGGAACATCTTTATGGTTTCCAAACCATAAACTCAGCACAGGGACAGACTATCAGCCCAAGAAACGAGCGACCTGTCAAGGTCGTTTCAGTTCCTAAGACTATGAAGACTTCACGCATTATATGCGTTGAACCAACTGCAATGCAGTATGCACAACAGCTTACTGCGGCGCGCTTGGTGAAAAGTCTTCGTAGTGCCGGACTCTATCATCATCTAAACTTCGATGATCAGCAACCTAATCAGGAAGCTGCTTATCGAGGCTCAGTTGATGGCGAGTTAGCCACGATTGATCTGTCCGAAGCGTCCGACAGGGTAAGCGTAAAGCTTGTCTCTGCCGTTTTCCGACATAGTCCCCATCTCTTACGCCATCTTTTCGGATGCCGTTCGACTAGGGCTGTGATGCAAGATGGATCGTTGATCCATCTTCGGAAGTACGCTTCGATGGGCTCGGCCCTAACTTTCCCAGTGGAAGCTGTTTGCTTTCTCATGATCTGCATCGCTGCAGTTTGTGATGAGCGGAAAGTTTTCAATCGGTTAGGCCGAGTAAAGTCCCGTGAGGCATTTGAAGAAGCCCGAAAGGACATACTTGTTTTCGGGGACGACATCATTGTTCCCGCAAACGTCATCGTTAAAGTGAAGGAGTACCTGGAGGCTTTCGGCCTAAAGGTAAACTCGAAGAAAACCTTTTTTCAAGGAGGTTTCCGAGAGTCGTGTGGTATGGACTATTTCAACGGCGTCTTAGTGACGCCTGTTTACTTACGTCAACACCCACCTTCATCACTCCGTGATGCAAGTAAGTTCGTCTCTTGGGTTCATATGGCCAACCGGTTTGCTAAAGCTGGTTGGTACCATACGGCTCACAGAATAGCTGACCATATCGATAAGATATATAAGCTTCCTGTAGTCCAAGAGACGTGCGCTGGCCTTGGCTGGCACTTTTACCGCGAGGGGCCTACGCCTACTCTGCGTTGGAATAAGAAAACCAACACATCAGAGAGCGTAGTAAATACCCTCGTTGTAAGTTCTTCGAAACTCAGTGATGAGCTCGAAGGAGAGGATAGACTTCTGTTTTTCCACTTGAACCGTGGCGTTTCAGAAGAATACCTCAGTGACCCTACAAGGTCTCCTAAGAGGAACTCTCTGAAACTTCGCCGCAGAAAGGTACTACCGTGGTAACTACCGCAGCAGATCTTACTGTTGTTCCTACAAAAGATGGTATTACTATCATCTATGTTGTAGATTCCGAAGTTGGACTCGGCAAAAACGGATTATACGGTGAGTGCCATTTGGCACTCACTGATGATATGGTTCTTGCAGTTGTAGATTTGGACGTTTGCTTTGATCGCGGACGAAATTTGGATCACCTGAGAAATCTGGTGCCAATTATCGTTCGAGACACAGCTTGTGCCTATCTCTACATCCATTCGGAAGACGAAAGCTTCAGAGTTTATCTTCGTCCTACCACACGACTTGATGTAACTATCCAAGTAGTGTGAAGGACGATTCCTCTAGAGGCATCATGGAAGACGGCATTATAGCCCTTGGGCTATAATTCTGCCATTTTTATGGCAGAGGGGAGCTGCGTTGGCCACATCCGAGGAATCGGATTGGGGCTGACGCCGTGCG